AATTGTTCCATCTGTTGTCGTTCTTGTTCCTGTTTCAAATACTGCAATACAAGCAATATGTACGTCTCCCGTTCCCAGGGGACCATATTTTCTAACTCAGTCACATTAAAATTGTGATGTTTTATCAAAGCAAAGTTAGTTTTAAAATAATTTCTCAGATTTTCATTACAAAAACTTAGTCGAAAAAATCGCCGATACCCTCCAGAACAATCTTATGTTCGAAGTTGCATCGATTGCATGTTTTTTCTATTGTATAGGATAACTTTGGCAAAGAAGTGAAATAGTTTTCAAACTTATCGAAATCTGTCTTAGACATATTTTCAACAAACTCATTAAACTCTTCGCGGCTGATGTCATCTTTTGTGTAAACTTGGTTTTCATCGAAAGCGCAATCTAAGCAATCGTAGATAAAATCTACAACATGCGTAACACTCTCAGAAAAATTAATCTCAGACATTTGATTTAATGAATTGATATTTGGGTGCTTCATCTTCACCCCAACAGTATCATTAAATTTAATGATTGAATTGTTATTTTCATTTTTTAACTTAACATCAAACAAATTAATGGTAACGTCCATTAAATTTCCACATTTCTCTTCATTCACTACATTTTGACAAGTATATTTCGTTTCTATCGTTTCGCCCATTGAATGTGCACGAAGTTGAATGAAAAAATACTCAAGATCATAAACGGCTAATTCATCAATATTAAAATCGGCAGGTTCAACCACGCAATTTTGAATAATTTGACGAATTGCTTTAATCATTGATTCTTCATCATTGGCTTCTAAAGCCATGAGAAGGATCTTTTCTTCCTTCACCAAAAAAGGTCTAAACTTAACCTTTTTGTTAATAGACTTCAATTCAATTTCATGAATTGGATGTTCAATTTTCGGTAACATGATTACTCCATAGTTTATTAAGTACGACCAGAATCAAATTTAATCTTTTCTATAATAAAGTTTAGTGGTTTTCTACCAGTTGTATTAAAACCGACACCTTCTGAAGTTTGATTTAAGTAGTTATTAACTCCATTTTCAATTCCACCAGATATTCTTCTTAAGCCACCGTCAGTATCATTAATCGAATCCAGAATGACATTTTCTAAACGACCAATTGCCATATTCTTTATGTTTTCTTTGTTTGCGCTATTTACTAACGCAGAAATCTTCTGTATCATTTTAAGTGGGTTTGTATTACGATTTCCTTGAACAACAACTTCTTCCATTTTAGCAATATTTTCTGAAATACCTTCCCAACGATGATATGCAAACGTAACTTGAAACCGCATGAAACCATCATCTGCCCAACTCAATGGGACAGGGGCAATAGCGACTGGAAATGCATCGATGAGTTTAACCCAATAAACCTTTGGTGTTGGAACCTCTGGTGTACTTTGAGCAGCTTCGTTTTGTGGTGCGCCGCCGCCAGTAAATTTATTTTTAATCGATCTAAATGCATCAATCGTTAAATCCACAACATTTGATGGTATCTTATCAATAAGCGACATTGGACTGCCTGCCGCTGCAGCTGCAGCACTAGCGGGATCCTGTATTTCTGGAGTCTCGCTTATCGCAATAATTGAAACTGTACCAACATAATCATCGCGATAATTCATATGAAAGTTGCGCGGCGTTTGAATTGCATTCATCCAAACGTCGAACTGTAGTTTGTCTCTCATGTCATTTGTTGACAAGAAGGTGAGCGTTATTTCGCTATACACTGCTCCCGTCGCAACTTTATATGCAGGACCATAAATTTTAGCATCGTTTGTGGTGATGACCTTACCTGGAAGTTCAGCAGCCTCGCATAAAAACTTTAAACGATCCATTGTATCATTAGTCCATCGAGGACTGAATACCTCTACATAAAAGCGATTCGTTTTTTGTAAACCGCCGAACGAATTGATCTTGGATCTAAAATTGTCAATTGAGAATATATTTTTAACAACGCTGCTATCTAGATTTAATGAAGTACGATTGTTATCCGCAGGTGGAGGTGGCGGAGGTGGCTGTGGTGGGCTCTCCTGTTCTTTTGGTGGGGTTTTAGGATCAAACCCTGGTACTGCAGTTGCCATCTTAGATCATCTCCATTGAATCTTTATGAACCTGTTCTTTTGTAGCCCCAACAAACATTTCCACAGGTAAAAATATCGCAATTTCCCAGTTTGAGGGTTCAATTTCGATAATTCCAGACGCTATATGCGAATTTAGATATCTTTTAAGGCAAGGTTTGAATTCTTCGTAGCGAGTAGCACCCGCTAATAACTCATATGTTAATTGTAACTTTGTTGTATCATTAAAACGATCATTATTCAAAGTTTCGTATAATTTATCTAAAAGAATCAATCGGTACTTTATTGGTAAATAATGTAGATTGAGACCGAGAAATCCATCTTTATATCTTTCGACTGGTATCACTAATGGAAATCGATCGTAGTATGGTAAAGTATCCTTTGTTTTTGGATCGTAAAAGTAAAAGTACATTCTTCCTGGATAAAATCCCTTCGTTGCGCGAGTTGTATCGCTTATGATCGCATTTCTTCTTGCCGTTCTTAACTCAGCAACCTTTTTTCGGAGCCATGTTCTGGCTTTTGCTGTGCGTTGCGCAACGCCAGCCTGTGACATTTGAGTGCTGAGTCTATCTAATATATTAGCCATTTCAATATTTATTTAATGTTTAAATCTTTCTCTGTAATTATCTGGAAACCCCATCCTCGATCTAAACAATACTCTTTGGCGGCTTTCCATTTGGCTTCATTTACACCCCAAGTCACAATTTCGTTAATATACTTTCGACTCGGTTTTTCTCCCACCTTTGGGGGGGTGGTTTGGTTATATGGTTTGACCTCTACCACAATCGTTCGAATATTTCCATCTTTAGTCTTGGCTTTTATGATGAAATCTGGGAAATAACGATGCCAACGGCGATCGACAGGAGAAAAGTACGGTATGTGAAACTCTTCACTTCCCCATTTGAGTATGCTTGGGTTATCGTCGAAATAAGTCATAACCCGATACTCATAACTGGATCTGTAAATTATGTTCTGAGAATCACCTAAATATTTGCTAGGATTTTTAGGTTTAAAGTAGCCTTGAAAATACTTCATTCTTTATAGCGTAGAATTCAAATGGCAGATACATCAGTCAATACACAAGCGCCAGACAAAAACAAACTTAAAAGTGATGGAAAAAGTTTAAATCTAAAGTACCCTTTGGATTTGGGTGAAAACTATCCACACTCAGTTGACTTTGTTATTTATTTGCCTAAAAGAAGTGCGTTCAGTAAAACTGTCAAAAAGGCTGAGAATACAACAAATGTGAGCAATTATGGCGAACTTGGTGGGTTCAAAGAAGCAACTAGCCTTGCTCAAGGTGTCTATGCAGTTCAAGGTGGCTATCAAATAGCAAAAGATGCAGCAGTCGGAGCAGCAGTAGGAGCAACTGCAGCTGGAGGCAAAGGCTTTTTGGGTGCAATACTTAAAACAGCAGCTGGAGCGGCTGGATCAGCCTTTGGTGCAGCAGCATCCGTAGTCACTAACTCAAAAACGCAAGCAGCACTTAAAGGTGCTATTGCAACAGAATTAATTAAAAAACAATCAGAATTGACTGGTTTAAAAATTGAAAGAACTGCCGAAAAGATTGATGGTATGATATCATTATACATGCCTGCTAACTTTTTTACAACGTATGGTCACGATTACGATCAAATTAGTGTGAAAGAAGCTGGTGGTATGCTTGGTATGCTTGGTGCAGCTGGACAATCTCTTCTACCGAGCGGAGAAGATATTAAAAGTGTTGACGATATTAAAAAATATTTAAGTGCATTACCTGGTGCAAAAAATCCATATGTCGCATTAGCAGCTGGGGCAATAGGTTCATCAACACAAACCCCAATATTGGGTGGTTCTCTTGTGGGTAGTGGGTTTGCTGATGTTTCTCTATTTAATATGGGATACGCTCAAAACCCAATGCTTGAAGTTCTATATCGTGGCACAAACTTTAGATCGTTTCAATTCGAATTTATGTTTCAACCAAAAAACTCCAAAGAGGCGAGAGAAGTTCAAGAAATCATTAAACAATTTAAATTCCATGCTGCACCAGAAACTAATGTCTTAGTGGACCCCGTTCAAGGATTTGGCGGTCCAACTCCGTCTCCAATGTTTTTTGTCCCACCATCAGAGTTTGGTATTACATTGCGTCATGGGAACATAAAAAACCCATATTTACCTAGAATCGGTAGGTGCGTCTTAAGTAGAATTGATGTTGATTATTCACCAAGCGGTCAATGGCAAACTTATGCAGACGGAAATCCAGTTGAAACTAGATTACGTTTGGATTTTACTGAAGTTGAACTTATCACAAAAGAAAAGATTGAAAAGGATGGCTATTGATGGCATACTTTGCATATTTTCCTCAAACTTATTACTCTTTTGATACTGCAAACGCTAACTTTGCTTTAATAACGAATCTCACCACAAGAGTAAAAATCATAAGAGAAGTTTTAGATAATTCTCTTTTATATTACAAGTATGAAGTGAAAGAAGGCGAAACGCCAGAAGTTGTTGCATACAATTTTTACGGCGATGCTCAGAAGCATTGGATTATACTTTATGCGAACTCAATAGTTGATCCAAAGTATGATTGGGTATTACACAGCAAAGAGTTCGACAATTACATCATATCAAAGTACGGCTCAATTGAGGATGCAAAAACAACGTTGCATCATTATGAAGTCAAAATTGAAGAATCAAACAATGTTGATGGTCGAATAAGTGAAAGAATATATACCATCACAGATAAAACTTATGATTTTACAACAAAAACTGCTGTGAATCGATTTGAGAGTGGCGCGCCAACTGTTAATAGCCCACCAATTAAAGTGAATTATAGCCATACATTAAGCGATGAAAGCATCATAACTGGTACGGAAACATATAGTGCCATTTCTCAATATGATAATGAATTTTTAGAAAATGAGAAACGTAGAACAATTAATGTTTTAAATCCAGATTATGCATCTAAAATAGAAAATGAATTGAGAGACTTACTAAGATAACATGTCAGATAGTACTGGTATTTTTAGACTTGGCGACTATGAGGTAAAAGCATTCAGACTTTTATCCTCAACAGGTGCAACCTTAGATTTGTATACAGCATTCAGCGAATTAAAAATATTTGAGGATATTTACTCAGCATCAGTATCTGGTTATATTTTAATTACTGATTCAAATGACAATTTTAGCACCATGGATCTTCATGGCTCAGAATTTTTATATTTAAAACTTGATAAACCCTCTTTAGATGAGCCGTACGAAAGATATTTTAGAGTATATAAAATTGCTAATAAGATTGTTAAAAATAAAAATTCTACTGCATATTCAATTCACTTTACTACTGAAGATCATTTTATTTCAAATCAATATAAAATAAGCAGAGCATTTTCTGGTCCAGCTGACGTTTCTGTGCTTTCTATTTTGAAAAAAGATATTAAAACAAGTTCAAATAAAATCGCTTTAAGAAATTTTGAATCTCCATATGGCGATCTCAATTTGGTCATTCCATATATGAATCCATTTCAAGCAATTAATTTTATCGCGTCAAGAACGATGAATGAAAATGGATCATTTTTTCTTTTTTATGAAAACTTCGATGGTTATAATTTTAAATCGCTAGAAAGTATTTTAAAAGGAAATGTGTATAAGACATATAATTTTCGACCAAAAACTTTAGAAAAGGCAAATCCAGCAGATAGTTTTCATAGTATTGACGATATAACAATCAATCAAAATTATGATACTCTTACAACAATGCTAAATGGGGGGTTTGCAGTTGCAATGAAGAATGTGAATATATTGCGCCGACAATTTAGCGTAAATAATTACAATATAACAAATAGAGCAGGCTATCCAACTTTAGGAAAAGGATATCCTGTTAATAATTACACAAATAGAAAAGGCGATTCAGTTTTTACTTCGTTTGATGCTTTTACAAAATATTTTGTAACAACGACTGCTAATTCAGATTATGATGATCAACCCAATTATTCCGAAAAATTTGCTTTTAGAAGTATGGAACATGCTTTGTTGCATAATTGCAGAATGACGGTATCTATACCTGGAGATTTTTTAATTAAGGTCGGAAGTATCATTTCTTTAAATTTACCAAAGTTTGCGCAATCAACTAAAAGCGAACAAGATCTTGATGAATTTTATTCTGGATCAATGCTTGTTATGGGTGTTTCGCACGTTATAACGCCAACTTCTCACAAAACACATCTAGAGATTGTTAAGGATTCTCTTGCAGAAACTTTAAGTGGCGCTGCGAATAATAGTGAGTTGGAGAAGGCAAAAAATGAATAGAAAAGATTATATGGGTCTAGACGGATTTGTATGGTGGATCGGTGTGGTCGAAGATCGCAATGATCCAGCCATGCTTGGTCGCGTCAAGGTTCGTATATTCGGTTGGCATACAGAAGATTTAGAAGAAGTACCAACAGAAAAATTACCATGGGCAACAATCATGTTGCCTGTAAATAACGATGCTCACTTTGCGCCAAAAGAAGGCGAAATTGTTTGCGGCTTTTTCATGGATGGGGAATATGGTCAGCATCCAATCGTAATGGGTATTCTTCCTGGCATCAATAATAAAATAACAAATTATTCTTTGGGTTTCTCGGACCAAAGACAAAATACTGCTAAAATACCAAGAAAAGTAAAGTCGCGAAAATATAAAACTGACGGCACAGGCGTTGAGATTCAAAACGAAGATCCTAAAAAGAATCCAGAAAGACCAGGTGAGCCGTCATCAAGTCGCTTTACGAGAAATGAAGACATTAGTAAAACGATGATCACTGATCGTAAAAAAAATCTTGTAACAGTACCGATTGCTGGTGGCGGTTCATGGAAAGAACCACCTCCTGCCTATAATGCCTCATATCCATATAATCACGCTCAGGAAACGGAATCAGGTCATATATTAGAAGTTGATGATACGCCAGATTGGGAACGCATACATGTGGCTCACCGCACAGGAACATTTCACGAAATTTATCCTTCAGGTACAAAGGTAGAAAAAGTCGTTAAAAACAATTATCAAGTTATCATGGGCGATGATAACATTTACGTTATGGGGCAATGCAATATTACA